TTGCAGGCATGTACCGTAAAGTTATGGGCGAAGTTGTGGCAGAAGAAGTAGAAGCCGATGATCAACCAATTGTTGAGTATCAAGCTGATTTTTCTGCAGATCTAGACGCGCTAATCGAGTCTGAAGCTACTCTTTCCGAAGAGTTTAAAGCTAAAACAGCCGTAATTTTTGAAGCAGCTATCAAATCTAAACTATCAGAAGAAATCGATCGTTTAGAAGAAAACTATAAGACTGAACTCGAAGAAGAAGTATCAGCTACTAAAGCAGATATGGTCGAGAAAGTCGATAGCTACCTCAACTATGTTGTTGAGAATTGGATGGAAGAAAATAAACTTGCAGTAGAAACCGGTCTACGTACCGAGATCTCTGAGAAGTTTATGAATTCACTGAAAGATCTGTTTACAGAATCTTACATTGAAGTTCCAGAATCTAAAGTCGACCTAGTTGACGAATTAGCCGCAGAAGTTGAAGAGCTAGAAGAAGCTCTAAACAACTCTATGGCAAAAGCCATCGAAACTGCTGAAGAATTAGAAGATATGAAACGTAACGAAGTAATACGTGAAGCTTCAAAAGACTTAGCAGAAACACAAGTTGAAAAACTTGCGAAGTTGGTCGGAGATATTACCTTTGAAGATGCAGATACTTTTGCAGAAAAAGTAAAAACAGTCAAAGAATCATATTTCAAAAAAGAATCCGTTGAGTCTGTAATAGAAGACGCAGTTGAAGATGACGATGGTAACATCGTTGAAACAACTGGAACAATGGAACAATACCTCACCGCGATTCGTAAAGCATCGCAAACATAAATTTGGGAGTCCAAAAAAATGCAATCTTATGACAAATTAGTCGAAAAGTGGGCACCAGTACTTAATGAAGAATCAGCGGGTACTATCAAAGACGCTCACAGAAAAGCAGTAACAGCTGCAATTCTAGAAAACCAAGAGGTCGCTCTTCGTGAAGAACGTTCTCAAAATAACTTCTTAACAGAAGCTGCACCAGCTGGTGCTAACACAGGTTCCATCGGAACATGGGATCCTGTATTAATCTCACTCGTACGACGTGCGATGCCAAACCTAATGGCGTATGATGTTGCTGGTGTTCAGCCAATGTCAGGTCCAACTGGTCTCATCTTTGCGATGAAATCACGCTTTGACGGTGGTGCAACTAACCAAACAGAAGCTCTCTTTAACGAAGCTCCTACACGTCACTCAGGTACAAAAACATCTGCAGCTCCAGGTGCAGATGGTTCAGGTCTAAACGTAACGAATGCAAATTCGCCAAACACAATCGATTCCGATCGTGATACAGATCTGAAAAACATGGGTATGACTACAGACTCTGCTGAAGCTCTTGGTGACTCAGCCTCAAATGCTTTCGAGCAAATGGGTTTCACCATTGAGAAATCAACTGTGACTGCAAAGTCACGTGCGTTGAAAGCGGAATATACTCTAGAACTAGCACAAGACTTGAAAGCAATTCATGGTCTTGACGCTGAGACAGAGTTAGCCAACATTCTATCAACAGAAATCTTGGCTGAGATAAACCGTGAAGTCATCCGAACAATTAACTCACAAGCGAAAACCGGTGCGCTACAAGCGTCAACAGCAATCAACGGTGTGTTTGACATGTCATCAGATGCTGATGGTCGTTGGTCAGTTGAAAAATTCAAAGGCCTAATCGTTCAAATCGAACGTGAAGCAAACGTAATTGCAAAAGAAACACGTAGAGGTAAAGGTAACTTTATTATCTGTTCTTCAGACGTTGCTTCAGCTCTTACAGCTTCAGGCATGTTGGATTATTCTCCTGCACTATCAACTAACTTAAACGTAGATGACACAGGTAACACATTTGCCGGTGTTCTTAACGGTCGTACAAGAGTCTATATTGACCCATATGCAACTGTAGATTACGTAACTGTTGGTTATAAGGGTACAAACCCATACGACGCAGGTATCTTCTATTGTCCATACGTACCACTAACTATGGTTCGTGCGGTAGGGGAAGAAAACTTCCAGCCAAAAATCGGTTTCAAAACTCGATACGGCATGGCATCAAACCCATTCGTAGGTGCAACACCTGCAAACGGTTTGGCAGCTGCGAAATCAAACCAATACTACAGAATTTTCCGCGTAGACAATATCATGGCATAAGCCTACGGAAAATAATACCTCCACAGGGTCGCTTCGGCGGCCCTTTTTTTATTATAAATACAGTTATTAAATAGGAAATGTCATGGCAATATCTAATACAGTAACATCGGCTGGTATTCTAGAATCTACCATTACGACTAATACAAACTACTTACAGCCTACTGGGTTTAAAATAGGTATTAATCGTAAATACTTTCCAAACATAGAATACTTTGCTCAATCTATACAACACCCTGATATGCAAATATCAGCGGTTGAAGTTCCTTACAAAAGAATAGGATCTATTCCATTAACTGGTGATAAATTAGTTTTTGGTGAAATGACCGCAATGATTATTATGGATGAGAATTTATCAGCATATACAGAAATGTATAATTGGTTAAAGTCTTTTGTTGAAGCGCCTGATGTAAAACCTTCGGAAGCTCAGAATGGAATTAAAGGTCCGTCTGCTGCAAACATAACTGTATCAATATTAACTAGTCACAATAACGTTGCGAAGAAATTAATATATAGAGATGCAATACCAACTTTATTAGGTGACATTGCATTTGAAGCAGCTACTGGTGATGTACAATATATGACATTCCCTATATCGTTTAGATTTTCTTATTTTGATATTGAATAACATTTAGGATTTATTATGGATTTAAAAATGATTCTCGACATGTGGTCGAGTGACAGCGTTATTGGTCAATCAAGTTTAGATGAGTCATCTCGTCAGACCCCCATACTTCACGCAAAATATTTAGAATTACTTTCTCTTGCAAAGCTTAGATTAAAAAAGGCTGAGCAAGATCAAAAGATATTACTTAAAGATAAATGGCTTTATTATAATGGTAAGATGGATCAAGAACAAATCGGAGATAAAGGATGGAAGCCAGATCCTTTTGACGGACTTAAAATCTTGAAAGGTGAGATGGATTATTATTATGACGCAGATCCAGAGATCCAGCAGTCAGTAGAGAAAATAGAGTATCTGAAAACTATAATAGATACTTTAAATGAGATTATGAATAACATAAATTGGCGACACCAAACAATTAGTAATATGATTAAGTGGCGGATATTTGAGAGTGGCGGTTAACATAAAAATATGGAAGAAAAATGAAAGTATAGCTTTAGTTGATTGCGATCCTGGTATTGCTCAAGGATTAAGTGAATATTTTTCTTTCTTTGTTCCTGGTTACAAGTACATGAAGTTGTACAAACGTAAAATATGGGACGGTAAAATTAGATTATTTAATGTTAACTCTCATGAGTTGCCGGCCGGGTTATATCCTTTTGTAGAAGAGTTTTGTAAAAGAAATAATTATAGCTTACTTACTAAATCTTCTGATTATGGATCTTTATTAGATAAAGACGAACAAGATCCCAATCAAATATATGAGTATATAAAAGATTTAAAATTAACTAGCCGCGGCCAGAATATTGAGATTCGTGACTATCAGTTTGATGCTGTTATGAAAGCACTAAACTTAAACCGCTGTGTGTTGCTGTCTCCAACCGGATCTGGTAAATCACTTATAATATATTGCTTGTCTCAAATCTGGCTTAAGTATTTAACAGATGGATTCAGATATCCTAAATCTGGTAGAGTATTGATAGTTGTACCAACAACATCTCTTGTTGAGCAAATGCAAAAAGATTTTGTTGATTATGGTTTAAATGAAAAGGCTGTGCATAAAATATATTCTGGTAAAGATAAAGATAATATAGAATCTTCCATTGTCATATCAACATGGCAGTCAATATATAAGTTACCACAAGAATGGTTTAATCAGTTTGGTATGGTAATTGGTGATGAGTGTCATGGATTTAAATCAAAATCATTAACTGACATTATGAACAAATGTACGGAGGCAAAGTATAGGATAGGTACAACTGGAACCCTGGACAATGCACAAGTCCACCACCTCGTCCTACAGGGACTGTTTGGAAAAATACATAGGGTAACAACAACCAAAGCTCTGCAAGACAATAATACACTTGCAAAACTCGATATAAATATAATTATATTAAAATATAATGAAGAGATACGTAAGTCTCTCGGAAAGGTGACGTATCAAGATGAGATCGATTGGATTGTTAAAAATAAGTCTCGGAACACTTTTATTCGCAATCTGGCTTTGGATGCTAGTGGAAATACTCTCGTCCTTTTTAACTTTGTTGAAAAGCACGGCAAGCCTCTCTTTGATATGATTAATGACAAAGCCGAAGAAGATAGAAAAATATTTTACGTATCTGGTGAAGTAGAAACTTCAGATCGAGAAGCTATAAGAGAAATAACGGAGAAACAGAAAAATGCTATCATTGTTGCAAGCTTGGGCACATTTAGTACAGGAATCAACATTAAGAACCTTCACAATATTATCTTCGCCTCTCCGTCGAAGTCACAGATCAAAGTCCTCCAATCAATCGGTCGAGGACTCAGAAAAGCGGATGATGGCCGCATCACAAGACTATATGATATCGCCGACGACTTACAGACGAAAAGCAGGAAGAACTACGCGATCCTCCACAGCGAGGAAAGAATAAAAATATATAATAAAGAAAAATTTGATTATAAAATCATAGAGGTGCCAATTGGAAATTAGACAATTTAAATTAGCTAACGATGATGAAATCATGTGCGAAGTGGTTGAATACCATGAAGAAGATGATGCCATTGTTATACGCAAAACCATGAAAATGGTACAAATGGACAATATGGCAAATGGTACTCGATACTATGCGTTTCGCCCGTTTATGATGTATCAGATGACAAAAGAAGCTTTTCAAATAATAAACTGCGCGCATATTATTTCAGAAGCAAATCCTAATCAAGATCTTATTTTAGAATATTTTAAAGCAATTGAAACCGCGATGGAAGATGAAGGCGGCGCCAAAGAAAATATGGATGATATGAGAAATAAGTATAATGCTTTCGTAAAAAAACAGCATGAAATGTTAATGTCCGAGATCGACGTAGATTCTGGAGCCGGAAGTAATATTATTAAATTTTCAGTAGACAAAAATAAACTTCATTAGGTATACTGTCCACCCTCAAGCTTACTCTTTTATTATACACCAGTTTTCTGGTATTGTACACAGTTAATTTAGCAAAATTAAATATTTTTTTAGTGTACATCCGTGTGAAAACGTGATAAAATTATATTATATTAAGGATATATTATGAAACCTAAAGATAGACCACATTATGTAAATAATGCTCAATTCTCAACAGCAGTAGTAGATTACGTTACGCAAGTAAGAGAAGCTAAATCTAAAGAAGATACTCTTCCTGTTGTTCCCGACTATATTGCTCAATGCTTTCTTAAAATTGCAGAAGGACTTTCCCACAAATCAAACTTTATTCGATATACTTATCGTGAAGAAATGGTTATGGACGCAGTCGAAAACTGTTTAAAGGCAATCGAAAATTATAATTTAGAAGCAGCCACAAGATCTGGTAAACCTAATGCATTTGCATACTTTACACAGATCTCATGGTATGCATTCTTACGTCGTATTGCCAAAGAGAAGAAGCAACAGGATATTAAATTTAAATATATGTCTCAGTCAGGAGTAGAAGCTTTCTTACTAGATGAATCAGAAACAGGAGTTGCAGCTCACTTTGTTGATACTCTAAAAGATAGAATAGAAAAAATTAAAGATTACGATACTGAAATAAAAGAATTTGCTAAGAAAGAAAAGAAACG